ACTGTTCCGTTAGGTGGGGTGATGAGTCTGCACAAGTAGCGCATCAAGTCTGTTGGTTTAACTGTTGGGTGGTGGTTGGCTTGCTTGGCAACACCTTTCTCATCAAATGTTCCCATCCCTGTTGTAGTTCGTTCGTCAGGGCGTTTCTCGGCAAATCCATCTAAGCCTTCGTTGCGATCCTTCTTGCTGGCTTTAGCACAATAAAAAAAACGAGCAGCAGAACCGTCATCACCCATCTTCCTGAATCCACCTTCTGTTTCTTGACCGCTTGCGAACGCCGTGTTCACAGCCTGTCCACGCTTCGCTGGATATGCGCCACCTTTGCTGTCAGGGAATAGTTCAAGTACTTCGTCTGAACCGTCATGGATAAAGTTCGCAGGGAAACGACCTTGATTCGTAACCGTATATTCAACTGTGCCAGAAGCGTTGTTATAGTTGTTGCCACGAATGTCAGGATATTGAACTGTCTTAGTTTCTCCAGTTCCTTCGCCCACTCTGCATCCGTCTATGTTGATACCGCCAACACCGTGCGTCAGAACATTGTTGGCTACTGTGCCATCCAACGGCTTACGAGCCAAGACAATAGGTTCATGCGCTGGCTTCAACGCCGTACCCCAACCATCCCACTCTTTAGCCTCATCAGTAGTTGGTTCAAGTTTTCCTAACCGTGTCGCACTAGCAGTCTCGTCATAGTTTGTGTCTCGCTGACCATGTGTGAACTGCTGCTTGGCAATACCCCAATCTCCACGCTCAACCTGTTCACCAGCCAAGTTCTTGAACGCTGTCTTATTGGCTGAACCTGTTGTTAGCAATCCTTCAATGGACTTGCTCACATTCAACGACTTCGGAAACCCCGAGCCGTACACCCACATAATTTGGTCACGAATCTGGAACCCTGCATCCTCAATCGCGCAAACCATACGGTGATATGTGCGTGAACCCGAGAAAGCGAGCATATGTCCACCGGGTTTAAGTACACGCAAACATTGAACCCATACTCTTTGGTCGTAGGCGATACCCGAAGCATCCCAAGATTTGCCCATGAATCCAAGTTCATAAGGTGGATCGGTGACTATTGAGTCAATGCTGTTATCTGGCAGAAGTTCTAGTTCATTACGGCAATCACCGTGCAGTACTTGTACTGATATCATAGGACTGCCATATCTGACCAACCCTTAGGGTCATGCTTGCCTGCAAGGAATGTGAGAGTTCCCGGTGTTGACCAGTTACCTGTCATATCCGTATACCATTTGGAACCGCCGTCGTTTGACGGGCATTGAAACCTGTACCAAGGTCCGAAGTCTTGAACCTGTAAGTGATGTCGGTGTGCAGTCACCCAAATATCTGGCTCTCTGCCTTCTTCGCGAAGGATTTTGATTGATTGCCCGCGAAGCCATTCCACTTCTTTGCCACTGATCTTGTGTCCGTGATGGAAAGCAATTTTGACACCTGATAGCACTGAGGTGACAACCATTTCATCGTGCGGGATTTTCCATTGTAGTTTATCTAACTCTGGTCTGTCCTCTACGATCCGTTTCACAGTGTCAGCCAAGAAGCCACCCACATTGTCAGAGTCGCTAGTTACCTGTTTGCCGTTACGGCGCATCCATTCACCGTGGTTGCAGTGAACAGATATGAACTCTGCTTCATCTGCCAATGGGGCTAACTGTCGTAACCCTTGAGACCAAAGATCTATCGCTAAAAGCAGTTGTTCCCTTTGAGTGAGTTCAACTGTAAACAACTGGCTTGAATACTGCCCGTCGCACCCTTCTACAGGGTCGCCCATGTTCACGATGGCTATCTTCTCTATGTTGCGCCCGATCTTGCGAAGTTCTTTAACCCGTTCAATCGTTGCTGTGTAACTATCAAGGATTCTTTCAACTGTTGCGTCCACCCCGCCACCAGCAGATTTGCCTAACTGTTGATCTGCCCAACAGACAACCAATGTTGCGCCCACCTCTTTTGAAGGGGTGGTTGTTGTCTTGTTTACAGGTTTCCATTTCTGTACATAGTTACGGATCTCATTGACTTGTTCTTCGTTTAAACCTGTAAGACTTTTGCGTCGGAATCTAGCCTTATATGAGTAAAGCCATATCAGGTCGCGGTCGCCGTTCTCTAGGCGTTTAGATGACTGCCATTTAGACATTTTGACGGTGTCGTCAACTATTTCAAAAATATTTGGATCTAGTCCAAATCCTTTAAGAACAGTGTCCCAATCTGAGCCGAGTTCTGTTGGCATTGCCCCTGTGGATAACTCTCCACCGTCTGGCGAAACTGTCGCCCATGCTTTATCCCCGTTGGGGTGACCGTCCGCATCTAAAGCGATATCGGTCAGTGTGTTTTTAAGTTTGCTCATTTTGAGCCTCCTAGGTTGCTAGGGAAACACTGGCATTCTTTATGCCCGCCTTCTCTGAAACATCCTCGTTTTTGGTTGATGGTTGTTCGCGATATTGAGAACCCTTCGTCAATGAGTGCTCGGTGTATTTGCGAATTTGATGCTGGTGATTGAAGTGCGTTCATTAACGCGACTTGTGTTTCATGGTCTAATTGTTTGTGTATTTTCCCTATTGGGCATGGTGCACTAACGGTTTTAGACATCTGCGAAAGTTTGCTGAGCAGGTCTTTCTTTGACTTATCTGGACTAGTCATGTGTTCTCCTGTCTTTCTATTATGACATACAACTACATTATTTCTCTTGTGTCAAGCACTGTTATTCACGTGCAGCAAATACAAATGTAAAGAAATAAAACATTAAACGGTTTTTAGAAAAAACATCTCTGATATCACTGTGATAATCTGACGGAATGGTCTCCAACTACGACAACAGAAGGGATCACGCAATACGCGGACCGCTAGAACGAGTAGTCAAAAACGCTCAAGCAAAAAACCTCTCAGCAAAAGAGATCGTTGAATCCATCCTTGAAGAACTAGACGAACAAAACATCATCGCCTACACACCCAAAAGCAATGTCAACCTTTTAACGCCATCAGGCAGAGTACTGCTCTACCTAATACAAACACCCGGCTTAACCGTGCGAGAACTAGCCACAACACTCGGTGTCACCAACACCGCCATTATCAAAGCCATATCCTTATTGAGTAAAAACAAGTTGGTAGCAAGAACAAAAGTTAAAGGACGCTACGAATATCGGATAAACCTAAATGAGGTGGTATATCATCCCGACCTACGCAGGTTGATAAGGACACTTTTTGAAGCGTTGCCGTCGTCTAACGTGATATCACCATGAGTTGGACTTTGATCAAAGGCGTAGAAATAGGGGAAATACCCCCTACGCCAACATCCCTTGAAGAAACACCACAGATAGATCAAGCAATAGCGTCCCTAAAAAAGATTGCGTACAAATACGGGATGCCAACAGGCTACAAACAAGAACAAAACGGGCGACTCATTCAGAGCATCTTCCCAATTCAAAGATCAGAAGCCTCACAAATATCCTCATCATCAAAAGTCAACCTAGAACTTCACACAGAAACAGCGTTCCACCCCTATGCGCCATCTTGTGTGATTTTGATGTGCCTACGAGAAGACCCGACCGCATTCACAACATTCGCCGTTGTGGATGACATCGTCAAATCATTAGACGAAGAAACAATGTTTTACTTAAAAGAACCACTCTTCATTACAGCAATTGACGAGAGTTTCCGTATGAACGGCGAACCTAACAGGAATATACTTTTACCTATCCTCACCGAAAAAGACGACAAACTATCCATCTGCTTTGACGAGTTCTTCATGCGAGGTAAAACATTCCAAGCACAAGAAGCCTTAGACAAACTCCTTGAATCAATCAAAGAAAACACAAAACAAATCGCACTACAAAACGGCGATGTGCTTGTTTTAGACAACAGAAAACTTGTTCACGGCAGAAAATCTTTCAAAGCGAAGTATGACGGAACAGACAGATGGTTGCTCCGAGTGCTCACAGTAGACAAAACACCACCAGACACCCAATATATCTACGATGACCACATGGTTATCATCACAGAAATGTAGACAAATGTTTAAAGTAATAGAAAAATTCTTTCGTGGGATCGTCACCGTAACGCCATCATCATGGCAAATGGATGAAGATATGCCCCTATCGCACGATCACAGACTGGAACCAATCAAGCAAAACATCTACAAAAGTTTTGGAAAGGGTTGGGGGAAATCAATAGATTGCGATGACGGATGGATAGACATTGTTGCAAAATGTCACAGTGAATTAATCGCTATTGATAAGAACTACAGCATTCAGCAGATCAAACAAAAGTTTGGAACACTTCGCTACTACTGCACACCCTCAAATTCCAAACACAAAGAAAAATTCGTTACGATTGTTGACAAATACGAACGACTATCAATCAAAGTTTGTGAAATATCAGGGACAGATGGTGTTCTCATGAAAAAAGACGGTTGGTTGA